GTTTAATAAAGATGTTATATGCCTAACATATGTTGCTTTACTAGAACGCATTAAAAAAACCATTTCCCCCCACGGGGACTTTGGAAAAAAGCTATTCCAGTGATACGACGAGTAAACGTTTACTTTCTTCTACCACTCTCCATTGTTATGATGGTGATGCAAATCACTTCCCATAACGGCGCCTGTAGATGCCAAACCTCGTTGTTCATCCCCTGTGTTCGTTTGAATCTCCTCGTAAGGATTCATAAGAACTCTGTTCTTTAAATTAAGAAGAACACGCCTGTGTTCTCCTTCAGTTAATGATTGTTGTAATATATCATTAACATACATAGCACCTATGTTTCTAAGCGCTAAGTATTTCATTAATTTCGAAAAATTAATACTTTGTTTCGTACCTTGTTGAAATGTACGATAGTCATATCCAAATTGTGATACGACATATTCTATTCTATCCCTAGGGATATAAACTCCTTTATTAACGAAAGAATTTAATGGAGTGATTTCTCGATCAAATACAGATCTTTCACGTTTCATCATCTGATTGAAAAAAACGCTAAATGGTAATTCTTCCATACCTGTTGAGAAATCTCTTGCTTTCAATAATAAAGTTGATCCTATACCATCATTTAACAAATTTTCCGCAATTGGTTTTAACATTTGTAGCCACCTTGGTATAGGTACTTCTCCAGACAAAGACACTGGTTCTTTGCTTGGTTGTTGTTTCTCTGGGTCTCCGCCCAGTCCTAACACATCACCTATTAATTTAGGTACTGTATTAACTAATCCACCCAAAAGTGGACCTCCGATTGATGATAGTGCACTTCCTGCCATTCCTAAAATACTCCCGATTCCGAATATTCTTAATGCACTTTCTTCAATTACATCATCCGGCAAACAAACATGTTCTATTGCTGCCGCAAGATTTGTTGGTAATCTTGTATGTACTGTATACTCTCCAATTGTTGGACCCCATGCTCCCTTTCCTTGCGGAATGATATGCATAAATCTTTCAAAAGGTTGATTTACAGTGTTTTCTACTCCAATAGTAGCTAAATCAGTTGCTACGAAGGGATCAATTTTTATTCCAATAGTTTCGTCTTCAGTAAGAATACCTCTAACTAGTTCCACTGGGAAATCATCTTGATCTAAGTCATCCTCTTGAAACACAGAATGATCTATTTCTCCTTCTTCACATCCTTCTATTGCCACTGGTGCCATATGGTTCATATTTTCTTCAAATCTATTTTGTAACTTAATTTTTGACATTTCATGTGTTACATTATAAACTGTATCATCCCAATCTTCTGAACCTCTATCATCCATATTAAATACTACTGGATAATCTTCTTGCAAAAATTTACCTAAACTTTCCAAAACACTTGGTTGTCTGGGAGCTGGTTTTGTAACACCGTTAAATGCTACTGAACCAGGTCTCACGTACACCTTAACTTTGATATCCGCTATCTCAGCTACTCTGTTAAAAGCAACCAATTTATACTTCATCCTGAATAAACTTTGATCAGTTTTAATCCAAGTAGAAGTAAAATCACGAACATTAAGTGGTGGTGCATCACTGTTGTGTCTTACTGGAACCATAGGCATAAATGCAATTTCTGAAAATGATTGTAATTTACGACTTGAAATATTTGTTGAATCCGTTAATTCTAAAACACCCGATATTTGAGCTGGTCTACTAAAAACCCACCTTGTTTCAACACCACGTACATATCCTGTTCCATTTCTAGAACCTGACATAAACTTTTGACGCTTCCACGCTAAATTAAATCCTTCTCCTTTCTGTGAAAAAGTATATGGATCAAATTCTAAAGTGACTTCTTTGTTTACATCTCCAACA